CATATTTTCTTTTATCTGCGTATTGAGATAGCTTCTGGATACCACTGTCCAAGAATTTTAGCACTTCTAAATCGGGCATAGAGTAATCCGTTACATCATCATTGATGAACTTTCTAAACATTGAGTATATATCTGACATTGTTCTACTGTATTAACTTATTTCCCTTTCCCCTTTTTATTGCCCTTATCTTTTTTAACCATTATAAAATCTTTCTCTCCTTCTTTAGCTAGAATTTCAAATCCATTGCCTTCTAGTTTCTTGGCGTAACTTTCAAATGCTATATAAGTCTTGCCAGTCTCCTTATCCTTTACTAGATACTTTGGTTGTTTTAGCATCTCTGCGTATCTTGGATCTATCATCTTTAGCAACAATTAATTTAGTTTCTTCTGCATTAACATGGCTTTCTATATACTCTGAATCTCTAACAACGTTAGGGAACTTAGCAAGTATATCGTTTCTTAAATTTCTACCACTCTTAGACACTAGCATTCCTGTTGATGTAGGGGAAACATAATTCCCATTGTCCATTAACGAATCTGATATAGAAAGAACCTCTCTTGCCTGTTTGAATCCAGACTCTTCCATTTCCTCTGGCAAATCAACTATCCTTCCACATTGATTTACAATAAACATAGCAATCTAAACTAAACTTAAATAGCCCTCAAGCTCCTTAATAATTCTTCTCCAGTTATATTTATTATACACTTCTTTGCTCCCTTTTTCTCCCATATCGTTACACTCTTGTTGGTGTTCGTATGCCCATCTCATTTGTTTTCTAACACCGTCTTTACTTGGCATTATCATATAGCCAGGATATCGTGGGGAAGCGTTTATGTACCCATCAATACCACAATCTAAGTATCCAGTACCCCATTGCTCCTCCATTGCCATTTGTTTTGGTAGTATTACAGGTATACCTTGTGCTACACATTCAAAGGAAGGCATGAACCAACCTTCTCCTTTAACAGGGAATACACCACAATCAGCAGTCTCTAACATTTCAGTCATTTCTAAGTCTGATATATGCCCTATTATCTCTTTGACATTAGTTGCAACTAATCCATCACACCCTTGAGGCATTAACCAGTTGCCATTCCCTCTATCTCTAGCCTTTAGAACGAGCTGTACTGGCTCTGTAGCATCAAATTCCTCTATGAATGCACCAAGTACTATCTCCCAACCTTTTCTCCACTCATAGGCGTTCCAGTGAATGAATGTGAATACTCCATCATCTCTTCTAGGTTTATATTGCCATCTATCATCTATGCCATGATGCCATACTTTTGATTCAACTCCCTGTCGTTTTAATACCCATTGATTATATTTAGAGGCTGTCAATACCAAGTCTGGCTTGTTGCATTTGATTGTTTCAATCCAACCCTCGGGGTATTTGCTGGATTCAAAGACAGTATAGTAAACAATTTTCTTGTCAGGAAACTTCTCTCTAGTCTCTACTAAAGTGTTAGGCATTCCATAGCACAAACATATATCGGGATTATTCTCTACAATCTCATGCCCTGCATTTATCAATCCTTGTTTTATACCCTTTCCAAGTACTCCTAGCCCACCGTTTGTTGCATTAGTAAAGTTATAGAATATTCTCATTATCCTGCTGTTTTAATTTTATATTTATCAGGGGCATTTTCAGCCTCCTGCCAAGTATCAAAAACAAATCCTTGATCGCTTTCCATGAACCCACGCGTAAGCATTAAGGATAAATACGATCTATGAATGAGGAGTTTTTCACCTAGATATATTTCAGTCCATATATCACAACCGAGATTGAGCCGAGGCGGTAAGGCAATGAATCTTGTAACCTTTTCAGGGTTAGGTGTAACCCATACAAATTCTTTCATTTCCATATCTCAGTCCCCGAAGGGACTAAGTATAGCAACGATTAGTATGCTCCGTATGTAACATCAATTAAGAGTGTTGGCTCTACAACTGCTATTCCATAGATTGTATCAAATGATACTTCTAATCCTCTAGCTAATTGATTGTAACCAACGATACTTCTCATTGAGTAGACAAGGTTGCCCTCATCATCAGAGATGTTCATTGGAGTTACTTCAACGCCTGGAAGACTCTGAGTAGTCATATCAACAAATGCGATTGCGATTGCTTCTGGTTGGAATGCAATTGCATGTTCTGCACTTGGTGAACCTGCTACTGCTGGCATCATGTTTGAAACATAGTTCTGGAATCCATAAACGTTTCCAATAAATCCTTCTCTCAATGCACTCTGGTCTCCACCAGTTACCATGTATTGTTTGAATGTAGAATCGTTTAATAGATCGTACTCACCTTGTGAACCCCAAACTGCAATGAATGGACTCGTATTTCTCCATTTGTTTACTCTTGCAAGTTTCTTCAAGTTTGAGATCATAGTTACTGAAGCTGCTGTATCAACGTCTCCTGTATCTATTCCAGCACTTGCGTACTTAGAGATGACATCAGTTTCGATTGCTTGTGCGATTGCTGCTCCTGCTTCGATTGCGAATGCTTCTTTTGCAGCTGGTGTGAATAATCCACCAAAATCCTCGATTAAGAAATCAACAGTCTTGAATGTGTCAAGTTGTAAATCAACTTTAGTCATTGTTACCTGTTGTCTTGTTGCTTCTGTTCCTACTGCTTTATTCTGAGCCGTTAGAGAACCCCACTTAGGGAATCTAATGCTGTCTGCATAACCACCACCTTGTACTTTGGCTATTTCAGATACGTTTCTAATTTTGCTTGTAACAACCAAGTTACTTTTCAAGGTTTGAATACCTTTAGCCATTGCAAATGGAGTTATCGCATAAGCGACTGATCCTGCTGCACCAGCGGAAGATTGATTGTTATAGTTACTTGTTACTGCACCCATTTTAGTAAATCCTAAAAAATAAAAATTGCTCTACTCTAGGATTTAAATTTCTCAGGGTTATTAAGAATGTAATCAGCATCAGTTATGTTGCCTTTTACTGTACCAATCGAGTTTGGTCTGTTATCACTGGTTGTTGGAGTGCTTGAAGTAATAACCTCATTAATCATTTCCAATTCAGTAGTAACGACAGTCTCTAAATCATCGGAAGGGGTTACCCTCTTCTTCAAATATTTCTTGGTTGCTTCTGTTATCCCTTGTAAATTATCAATATACGCGTCTCTTGCTTGTTCTGCCTTTGTCTGATTTAACTCAGCTTTAAGAGAAGAAAACTCACTTTTTAGAGTTTCTAGTGGATCTACATCTGATTCCACATTGTCATCTCCCAACAGTTCTTTAAGAGTAGACTTAACATCAGGCTTGGCTTTTAGTTCTTCAATCTGTTTCTGAAGTGCTTGTATTTGCCCTGTCTGACTTTTAATTATGTCCTCGCTTCTATCTGGTTTTTCAGATTTATGCTCGGTTGTAGTATCATTTGTTCCCTTGGATTCCTTAACGGCTTCCTCGGCAACAGGTTGATTCTTTACCTCAACATTTTCTTTAGTATCCATTTACCTAAAGTCTTAAATTATATAGAGCTACAATATAAATATATCACATTTGAAATGTTACGCAATTACTTACGCTTGACAAAGGTTTCGTAAGAACAGTTACAACCGATATGGTAGGGGGGTATTTTAGCCTTCTCTATTGGATATTCCCCTGCTAAGTCATCGCATATATCCTCAACCACATGACTTTTCGATACTGTTATCCTTGCCCAAGTTTCTAATCCATATTCATCAGCCTCAGCCTTAGCTATATCGTACTTAGAGTTATTATAGGCATAAACCATTTCATTATGAGCGGCTCTTTTAATATTGTATGCTGGTGTGCCTTCAGCTACTTGCTTTTCAATGTTTGCTCCAAGTGTGAATAAACTATCCCCTCTTTGAATAGATGTATATATCTCACTGTATACAGACTTGATATCCTTATCATTCCATATTCTCTGAGATAATCTTAATCCGTCTTCTGCTACACGATTAACATAGTTGTTAGCTAGTCTAGTCCCTATATCTAAATACTTAGTAGCCTCTACACCCGTCTTAGCAAGTGAGGATGATACAACTTGCCCCACTCCAAGCAATACAGAAGCCTCTATGGCACTCTCTACTGTTACAAGGGCTGCTGGTCTTAGATTGATAGCTATCTCTTCATCTATAGCGTCTAGTAGATTGGCTATATCTCTTTTGTTAGTTAAATCGTATTTATTCCCAAATATAACCCTCACTAATTGAGTTGCTTGTAACTCACTCATTGCTGATATCCTTGTAAGGTTACTCTTCATCATATTCAATTGTTCTAGTCTATTTTGTGTTGATATCTTACTCATACATGAAAGAATATCCAAATAAAGGTAGAACCAAGTACCAAACAGATTGGTTTGATAAATAACAGTAATAGCAACGCTAACAATGTAGTTATAATCAACTTTGTCATGGTATGGCGTTTTATAATCTTACTCATAATATATCAAATAATATTAAGCAGTTCTCTTCCACATATAGGTTACTATGTAAGGTTGTAGGTTCGTATGTGCGGAAGCAGCATTAGCTGCTGTATTAGAACCAGTAATGTTATTAGTTGCTATAGGGTTAGAAGATGCTTCGTTTCCATACCCAGGGAAGAATAAATCACCACCACTGGATAAACCTGGTCTAGTTATTGGATGTGTATGCGCTGGAACACCAGATTGTGCAGATGTTAATGTAACTGTTTCAGCACCACCAGTTTCTTCTACAGTATCAAATGCTGTGTTACCACTATCCAATCCTACTAATGTTTTACCAGCACCAAATGCACTCCAAGTACCAAATCCAAACAAAGTAGCAGGGCTTGTTGAAACCACAGAGATATATACCGAGCCAATAGGATATGCTGCTCTCAAGAAACTACTAATACTTCTGCTTATATTATTTACTGCCATAATTGTTTATGTATAATAAGTAAATCTCGCGCCTTCCCCATTAACTAACGAATCTATATATACATCTGCAAGGTTATCTATCTCAAGTGAGTATGTATCTCCTGGATTCAATACAACGCCTGTGCCTGTCGCTATTGTAGCATCTACTCCTGAACCTCCAACTGCTATCAGAGAGGTATTGTCTGTTTGGCTTTGGATATCAATCTTCTTACAGGCTGTAGAAGCCGCTAAAGCTACATCTGTACCCGCCGTTGTAACTGTCTTAACTCCATGCCCTATCCCTGTAATATTATGTCCAACCTTACCTATTATATTTGTACCTGCTGCTATTGAGGCTATATCTACATTACCAATGTTATTATCTCCTGCTGCAATACTTAATATATCTACATCTCCAATATCAACACCACTGTTTGCTGTAAGTTTACCAATACCCGCCGTACCTGCTGCTAGTTTAACCTGTCCTGTAGAGTCATTTGCAATTGTTACTCTTTGTACGCCAGTTCCCGAAGCTCCATTACCCATTGTTGTAGCCACTCCGTTCATCTGGGCGATATTAACTGAACTGTTTGCTGTGATTCCAACTGTTTGTGCTGCCGCAATATTCACAGTACCTATTACTTTGGTTGTTTCTGCTGTAAGAACTACATCATTATTTGTGCCTAGATTTACAAGTGTTCCATCAGTTGAATTTCCTGGCATCCTATCCCATGCTGTTCCGTCAAATACTGTATTTCTATTCACTACTGAAAGATTGTTTGCTGTTGCTGACACTGCTACATCATCAGCGTTGTCTACCTCTGCTGTAATCTTTGTTGATGTGTCTGCATCATATAATGATACTCCAGCCATTCCTCTAGTAGTAAGTTGTAAGTCTCCTCTTTGTCCATCTGTTAGTGTTGGTTTAGTAGCCGTATATTTTCCACCTACTTTAACAGGGTTTCCCGAATCTGTTGCACCTGCTGCAATATCTCCAGCTGTTGCCGCTTGGACAGCAAAAGTTCCCGCATTAGTTACTGCATGAGAAGGTATAGTCGCTACTGATATAGGCACTGCTGTTGCTCGGAGTTGTGTATCTGTAAGAGGTTGAGACAAACCCGTGTTTGCTGTAACTGTACCATCTACTGTGATTGTATTCCCCCCGTCCTGTATATTTACGGCATTTGCACCCGTACTATTATTAATCGTTACGTCTCCAATATCCGTTCCTGTAACCATCTTAGCGTTCATTGCTGCTAGAGTTGTTTGTGTAGCGAAGTCCTTCCCAGCTATAGTCCCCGTATCAGCGTCTATCGTAGTCAATAACCCTTCTATGCCATCAACATATCCTTCAATCCCGTCTACATGACCGATCAAAGTATCTTGTTTAGTACTCGTTGCTAATCCAGTAGTATCGATGGAAGCATTAACATCTAATTTCCCGCCTGTAACTGTAACAGCTTCCCCGCCTGAATCAATTATTTGTGTTTTTTGTGTACCATCTGTTTGGTTTGCAGCTATATCATCTAACACTGCGTTATCCGTTGCAGATAGTGCTACAGTATGCCCGTCAGGTAATTGCTTTGCTGCTGTAGCGAATCCAGTAATAAGGGGAGTGTTGGCTATATTACTTACTGTAACTTGATGATTATCTGCCAACTGTTTCGCACTTGTAGCAAACCCCGTAATAGCTGCGGGAGGAGTTAGAGTTGTTACTTGAGCTGCTGTTAATACAACAGGCAGAGACGCTTCTGCTAGGGCTTGTCCTTGTGAGGGTATTTTATCAGTGTTTGTTTTGATAGATGCAAGATTGCCACCACTCTCAACTGCTAAAGCCGAAGTGTTAAGATTAGTACCTGCATTAGCTGTTACCCCACCATCTACAGTGATAGAGTTGCCACCATCTTGAATGTTTACAGCACTTGCCCCTGTAGAGTTATTTACTGTTACATTAGCAACTTCTAAATCTACTTGTATAGCCCCACCTGAATCCGTTTTAATTATTCTCTTGGTAGTACCACCATCATCAGAACCATATACGGCTACTGCATCTGATGTCTGAACCAAATCTCTAATATCTAGGTTAGTAGCCTGTACTGTAGTTGTAGGCATGGTTATCACATCAACTTGCATCTCGCTACCAGTAATAGCATCATCAATCTTTTCTACTGCTGTTTTAACACTACCCAAAGTAGTCTCTGTAGCAAACCCTGTTATGACAGGAGTATTAGCAATATTAGAAACTGTTACTTGATGGTTATCTGGCAATTGTTTGGCAGAGGTTGCGAAGCCAGTTATTGCCGCAGGTGGTGTTAGCGTAGATACTTGTGCGGCTGGCAGTGGATACTCTGTTGGAAAGTTATTAACTTCTACTTCGTGTCCATCTGGTAATTGTTTTGCACTTGTAGCCAAAGAAGATATATCTATTGGATTACTCTCTGTAACTGGTACGGCTGTTGCTCTTAATTGTGTATCTGTGAGGGGCTGTGATAGCCCTGTATCAACTGTATTTACTCCATCTTCATATAGAATCATTAATTCGTCAGTCTCACTCATAGAGGACGTGTCATAGATAAGCGTTAGAGTGTTTGTAGCAAACGTACCACCTTTTAATGGATCATTAAAGTTGTAAATCATTATATTATCTACAACGTTTTCTATTACTGTAAAGCCTTCAATATCTAATGCACCACTAAAAGTAATAGTCTTAGCACTTGCATCGAATGTATAGGTTGTTATTCTTGTTTTCATGTTTTAATTATATACCATAAATTAAAGTGCCACTGCCATGGCTATAGTAAATTCACTATCAGCTACCACATGGAGAGGATTTAAAGCTGTGCCATTCCCTGTCAATGAACTATCTGTTGATACACTTGTTAAATAACTTCCCGATGGACTTGCAACCTGATTAGCTCTTGAGCCTGTTATTGCTATGCTGTCTGTTATTGTCCAGTTGCTCGAGGTATATTGAATTATAAACTTTTGTATACATACGAATTCAGCAGCTACTACTGCTGCAACACCTAGGTTTAATTCTTGTGAAGTCTTTAGCTTTTCTGTATTCCTAGCAACAACTAATGCTCCAGCACTTGCATTTGTAGCTTGTGTTATTGATTGCCCTTGTACAAAGACGTGTCTTATCTCTTGTGAGTCAGAATCCGCTGTAGCAGGGACTTCAAATAACCATACTGTCATTACAGAGTTAGCAGGCATTAGAGTTTGTCCATAGTTTGGCGTTGTAAACGAGTTGTAATATGGTCGATTAGTAGACAATGGTACAATGTCGTTAGCCTGTAACGTATAGTTAATTGTATTTGCATCAGTTATAAATCTTTGAGAGTATTTCTTGCTTGTTAATGTAGCATTTACTGTGGCACAGTCTTCATCATTTATTGTACAATCGGATATAATTGGTCTTCTATTATCCGCTGTAGTGCTTGCTAATACTAGATTAGTTATATCGCCACCACCACTTCTAAACGTACCAATATTATAGTGAGCATTTAAGTGCGATTGCCAAGGCATAAATCCATGACATTCTCTACTTGCAAATGAAGTTGTAGCTCTTTTATTAACTATAGCTATTTGTAATACACTGAAATCAGGGAAGCTAGTCCCCCATTGGAAGTTTGCACCATCAAAGTATAAGAAATATACACCAACTGCATCAGTATGTGCTGCTGAAGTCCATCCACTTGTAAACGTTGGTACTATTGATGTAACACTTACACCACGATAATAAGCAGTCATTGTTCCTGTTAAAGTGATAGTAAGATTTACTTGGTCATAGGTTACTATCACATCTTGTGGGCTTAAAAATCCTGTTGGGTCTTTTGTTATTGTTCTTTGATTGACTAAACTTGCTACAGTATCAGCACTTGCCAATCCCCCTGCTGGTACTGCTAATCCGTCCTTTAATGTTTTGCTGTTTGCACCGTCCCATTGTGGTATATAACTATCAGTGTTCGTTGCAGGGGCAATTACATCTCCTGTCCCTGTAGCTGGTTTGTCCTCTAATACATATTCACTTGTTGCAGTTCTATATACAAGCATCTTCCCGTCAGTTGGATCTGTTTCAGTTACATCAAATCCCTGTATTTTTGTAGCATTACCTAGTAACCCTGTTGTATCAGTTAAATCAGAAACGTCATCAGGTATAGGGGGTATATCAGCACTCGTTATAAAGTTACTGTCATTTGTAAGTTGTGAGTTTGACGTAGGTATTGTTCCTACAAAAGAAACAGTTGGATTAGCTGGATCAGTATTATCAATCGCTATGTCATTACCAGAAACTATGCTTTGTACTCCTGTAGCACCTGTTTGCACGTCAGCACTTAGTACCCCATCAGTATCTATTGTTAATCTATCCCCAACTTTGACTCCTCCAAGAACAGTACCACTTGCTTTAGGTAAAACATAAGAATTCCCGCCACCTTGTCCACCGCCCATTGTTTGCGTAACACTTAATGATACGTATTTATCTATATTCTGTATGTGTTTAGCGTCTAGTCTCTCCCTACCTTTAAGTGTGGATAACTTGTCCCTAACTTCGTATGGAGTATCAGGTGAGCCATCTTTGCCATCAATACCATTCTTCCCTGGTTTGCCGTCCTTACCATCCTTTCCGTCTATTCCGTTTTTACCAGGCTTACCATCTTTGCCATCAAAGTAATCAATGTTCTTAACAGGAGTATATCCATCTTCACCTGGCTTTCCTTCTTTCCCTTGTTTACCATTTACAACCTTAACTGGAAGCTCCCTAATCGTTTCTAACGCATGATTAGTTTGTTCGAGGCTATCCATAACCTTAGTAGATAATTCTATGGCTGTAGAAGCCTTAGTATCAACAGACTCTATCTTCTTATCTATCTCCTCCTTGATAACAAGTTCCTTTTTCAGATTGGCTTTCTTCTTAGCTTGTAATATTGCTATTTCAACTTCTCTACCCATCTTGTTCTATTACGAATTTAATGCGTTAATCAGCAAGGCATTGTCTATTTCTTTTTCCTTTAGTTTCTTTTCTGTTTCTTCTTTCTGCTTCTTAACCGTTTCTAATTCTGCCTTAGTCTCTTCTTTAATTGCGTTAGCTGTTTTTTGTCTTTCAATCTCAACATTAAGTGCTGGATCAGATTCCCCTAGAGCTTCCATAATTTCATCATACTTATCAGCGTCCCCTGCAATATCCAAGAATCCCTGTATTATGTAAGATAATGGGAATCCAGCTGCTTTCTCCTGTACTAACATATCAGCCTTCTCTTTCTTACTCATGCTTAGCATACCAGCCCATTGAATACTCACATCATCTTTAATAGATGGGTCTCCTGTATACATGGCTACATACTTCTTAATACCATTCTCAATGTTAGTTCTCTTTTCATCAATCTTTCTCTTCATACTTTCCATGAACATACTCAATGTGTCAGTAGCTATGTTTCCTAGTCCTTCTGTTACATAGATACTCTTTGGAATCCCTGTAATACGATATAACTGATCAAATAATGAATTGACATAACTATCTATGCCATTTGGTAATCCTGCTCCAGGTACAACCTCAATAGGAGCAGATATAATCTTTCCCGCTACTAGGGATAGTTGAGACAACTGTTTCTTTAAGTCTTCTCCGTCAATCTCTTTACTCATTACCTTTTCAAATATCTCTTTAATGACTTTAACCATAGGGAATGCCACTTTAGATATGATTATTCCTGTTTCAGTCATTGTCTTATTGATAGCATCCTGTATAGGGATTATCTTGGCTATGTCGGACACTTCAAGATTGTTTTCATCAAACTTAACAAATTCGCTATCCTTGTTAGCAACAAAGATGAATGGGTTAAACTCATAAGGAGCTACACCCGCTTGGACTTCTGTTTCATTTACGTACTTGTATAACCACATCTTGTTCTCAATAGGAATCCATATCTCCATGTAGACAGCCTTTTGTAGTTTACCTAACTGTACATTGTTCTCTGATACAATTGGATCGGTTGATGATATCTCATATATTCTTACTGTACCCACAATATTATCCTCAAGATATATTGGTGTTACTTGAGTAGAATCAACAAACTCTAATGATTGGTCCTGTGTATACTTCCAGCACACTACGGAATCAACAGACATTCTTGTAATAGAACGCTGTATTAAAGTATCAAGGTTAATCTTCTCGTTTATCTTATCCGCTGTTTCTTGCTGTCCTTCTATTGAGATACTATTTTGGTCATCAATTGAACCTCTCCCGTAGCTAGAGTAAATATCTACTGTTGAACTACACACATTAAAAGTAGCCAAGTCTCCATCACTTATTCCTAAGTCCCTTGGATCAGGACTGTTTATCTTCCATACTTTTCTCCCACTTCTTGTTGTATCAGTGAAAGCACCATTAGAAACCCATTGGTTTCCATTATAATAATCACGGTATGTATCTATGAGAACTTCTTTTCTTCCATTGAGTGCATTCTTACGAATATCCTCTATCTTCCCTTCATCTAGCAAACCTTTAACATCATAATATCTCATGTGGTATGTTAATCAATTAAACCCCTTCGCTTCTTAATATATAATATCACATTTAGAACATTCCAATTGGTAGTGTTATACGGCTGTTAAACTCAATATCAATCACTGCACTTAAGCAATCTACTTGGTCATCTTTAAGCCCATTTGGAAATTGCTTACACTCTGTTACAAATGAATCATTCCAACTATCTTTAATTAAACATACATTACCTGCTTCTATAATAGGGGAAGCACTCTGTACTCTCGTTATCTTCGAATCCTTTGGGGCTGTAGCTTCAATTATATTATACCTATTCCAATTATCATCTCTGAGTGTCTTTAACTCTTGTACAATAGTGATACCACTAGCCTTAGGCTCGAACCTCGCTATACTCTTACTTCTATATCCTGTGTCCTTTAAGAACTGCACATATTTATCCTTGAATTCGGGGAATTGCATATTAACAACCCACATCTTAGACACATACAAAGTCCCATCGTTAAACGCATAGCACATTGTTGCAGAGTTATCGCTCTCTTCTTTACCGTAAGCTGTATCTGAATAATAATTAAACACAAGATTCTTTGGAAGATTATCCCTATCTATATACTTGAACCATTTCTCTTTTACTAATCCACCCTCCATTGGTGCTGGTGCTTGTAACATTTGCCCCGCATAACCATAACTGCCTAAATCTAATTTTAGAGATTCAAGAGTATGCCTACTTAGTCTCACTGGATCAAGCAACCCGTCTACATATTTATCAGTTAATTTCTTTGGCATGACATTCTTTTCTAGCGTTGCTGGTAGACAGATATGCCTTACCTTCTTTTGTAGCTTAGCTAGCAAATGTCCTGTACAATCATCTTCATGCAATCTCTGCATAATAAGAATCATTGGCGTTATATCCTTATCTATCTTACGAGTTGAAAGTGTTAAATCCATCCAGTGGTTAGCGTTAGTTCTCTCTACATCACTTGCTGCCTTCTTTGGGTTTAGCGGGTCATCAATGATTATAAAGTGGGCGTGCTTACCTGTGGATGAACCACCAACAGAAGTCGCCATTCTCTCTCCTCCCTGTTCGTTCCCATAACTTTGTTTTTGGTCTTTATCATCCCTAAGTGTTATATCTGGGAATACATCCTGGAACTTCTGGCTTCTAAGTATATCCCTAGACATCTGAGCATGATCAATTGAAAGAGACTGAGAATACGAACCAGTAATGAACTTATCTACAGGATCGTTTACCCAACACCATAGTGGGAACATAACAGAAACGATTGTGGATTTAGTAGTACCAGGAGGAACATTTATAATTAAATCATACTCACTCTTCTCCCTGTTGAATACTCTCCTTGCTAATACCTCTAGTTCTCTGCATATATATTCAATATGCCAGTTCCATACAGGAGTCTCTGGAACTATAACATCCCAGAAATATTTCAGAAATAAATAGAAGTCTCCCTTCAGTACTTCGGCTAGACGGTTATTTACTTGCTGCTTTGTTGGTAAGTTCTGCAAGGCTAAGTAATTCGGCATCGTTTAATTTTGTTAAATCTATTTCTTTATTTAGACTCTCCCCTTTTGTAGTCATATCAACTTGTTGTTTTGGTTTACCCATTGCCCTATCTAGTAAGTCAGTTCTGGAATATGCAGCTGTTTTGCTATCACTTATTGCATCATCATAATGTTTGATTAACAACTTTCTTCTTCTTTTATAGTCCCCATCACTTTCGTTCAAGAACATATCTAAGTCCTCCAATGATATCTCTGCTAACGCTTTCTTATTTTCTGATTTTATATTATCTTCTGTTTTAGCCATTTTCCCACTCTATAAGTTTTAATTTATATCGTCCAACTTTCCTTTATAATGTTCTATAATCTTCTCCATCTCTGTTTTATAGAATTCTGTAAACTCTTCTTTTGTAGGTTGTTTCTTTAATGCTTGTCTACAGTAACAGTATAATACATTTCTTAATCTTTTACTTGGAGACTTATAGGCTATAGCGTCATTCTCTGGTAAGTTCTTTAGTATTTCATCAATGTCTATGTCTAATTCATTGCCCGTTGGAGTATCTGTAAGAACTAACAATCCTATATCTCCTATATGTTCATCAATCTCTTTAATATCTGAGCTACTCATTTCCAGTAGTGAGTCTAGTTTGAATGTTACGCTTCTATCTGCACGTCTATTATAATTTTTTAACTCACCGTTAACCACCTTCATATCTAATTATACTACTTATTGACTATCCATATATTGTTTTTAATCTGCTTATTATCGCCATAGTATTCATCAACAGCGTCTACTACACCCTGCCATTCTATAGGGGTATAATCATGCCCTGCTATTATTCCACCCTGCTTTATTATCTTATCGTAGTTTTCAATATCTCTTTTACAGTACTCATAGCTATGATTACCATCAACAAACACTCCTGCAATCACAAAATCAGAGTCTTTTAGCCATGTGAAGGCACTGTCTGAAGTTTGCACAACACTAATCACAATATCAGATAGATCATTGGTGTCTAGTACTTTTCTAAACTTCTCTAGTCTATGGAACTCATTAGCGTCTCCTTGGTCTCCTACTAGCCCGTATATGTACGGATCAATTGCTATAACCTTGATATCCTTACCACTCTCTTTAATCTTCTCTGCTAGATAACAAGCACTCCTACCTTCCCATACTCCTATCTCAATGATATATTCCCCGTCATTAGCATTGTCTACCATTTGATTATATAGAAACTCGTAGTTAAAGAATCCTTCTAATTGTTCGTATACCATTACATTAATCCATTTAACTTAAATGATTTATCTTTCCATTCATCATCATTATATCTCCCATCTGTTTCTTGATTGCCATGTAATCTGTAGAAGTATAGTGGCTCTTCAATGATATCGTACTTCATTCCTAGCATTGCTAGTCTAATATGCAGTTCAAAGTCGTTAGCATACTCCAGCGTAGTATTAAACCCTCCTGTTAATTCGAAACACTTCCTTGAATAAAACATTTGGCATGGTGGGGCAACTCTATCCTTTACAATTTTTTCTAGTGTTAAATCATTTCTCCATTTTAATATCTCATTAGTATTTCCAAACGTCTGATACCAATACCCAACCATATCTAAATTACCCTCTGCGAGCCTCTGTAATGCCCTTGAAACACTCAATGGGTGGAGTTTGTCATCACTATCCACTGATTGTATAAAATCAGCGTTTCTAGCTAGTACAACATTGAACGCTACGTTTCCACCTGATATAGCCCCCATGTTGTTAGGGACATGAAAATAATAAACAGGGAATGGGAAGTCCTTAATTGCTTCAAGTACTTTGGTGTCATCAAGTTTGCCATTGCTAAACAAGCAGTATTCCATTTCTGCTCCTTCTGGAATAACAAGGTTTCTAACTGAGTTGATTGTATCCATTAACATTCCGTTCTCTATACGCTCCTGGCTGTGAAATGATGTTACTACTACTATTTTCATAATCCTATTTCTTTCATTTTAGATATTCTTGCAGTTGGTTCTGTAAGATTGAGGACTGTATCCCTTGCGTTTATACTTAACATTCTATACTCTTCTAAGGTTAGATTGTTTAATCTGTTAAATATCTCATATAGAGTACCCCCTATTATCGCATTAGTATCATTAAGGAAATAAGTGCCTAGTGTTTTACCTGCAATCAAATTCCTTATGGCAATGACAGGCGTACCAAGTATCATAGATTCAAGCACAACTTGTCCATAGCAGTCTCTATCCTTAAAGTACATTGTGAACATAGAACTTATATATTTATTGGCTAACTCGTTTCTGTCTTTGATATATTCAAATTCATCTCCATAGAAGGTACACTTATCCCAAGACTGTTTGAATTGCGTAGCATAGTTAAATCCTACAGGAAAGAATTTCCCATAATTAGATACATAGGAGTTTATCTGTTTACCCTCATAGGCTTGTTGTATATCCTTTTGCACAAACGGTATTGTTGGTTCATGTAACCATAACAATTTTGCATTCGTTGGATAGTTGTTGAAAGTAATTATGTCAGGACTAAGCACATAATCAGCCCTGTAAATAGGTTGGTCGTTTCCTGCTACTCCAATAATAATCTTAGCTCCTACTTCATCAGCTAATTTTGTAAAGTCGCTATACTGTTCAAAACAACCTGCTACCACATGGCTTGGCTTTATGTTTACGAATTGATCGTAAGTGATTAGTTCCGTATCTTTAAGGAAATTAGAATCCAAACACATAGCATCTTTACGGTAGTACGATATCCTACCACCCCAATCACCTATCGGGGAATATACTTTGTAACCCAACCTATCAAAGTCCCTAACTAAGGCTTGAGTACCAGCCAAGTGAAAGTTGTGTATTAAAACAGATTTATCTATTTTGACTTCTTCTTTAAGTTAACAACAATGTTCTCAATAGGAATCTTCTTTGGGTCTTCTGGTGCATAATAAGTAAACACAAAACAATTATCTAACATCTCCTTGACTAATTCTAATTGTCCTTTGGTTAAAGGCTTCTCTAAATCACAAAATATCCCATTAACTACTACTTGCATTGTTCTAATTCACTTAATTTATTTAATAAATCTTCTACAGTCCATTTTACTATACTATTTTGTTTTGATTCAAGATACTCTAAATCTTCTCTTCTATTTTCTTTCAACCAATTATAGAACCATATCGGGTCTTGGTGTGCTGATTGCGTCCTAAATACATGATATCCAGCACTTAAACAAACACCATTTCTTAAATCCCATCTTAAAGCAAGGTTTCTTCTGCCAACTATATGGTGTGCGTTTAATGATTGAGTTGATCCATCAACTTCGCACCTACCTTTGGAGAGTATTGCTCTACTCCACGCCTTATCCAGTTTCTTTTCAATTGTCTTTTTAGAGGCAGTTTTTGGCATTATTGTACGAGTAAACCTATGAAGAAACATAGTACTAATATTGATCCTAGTACTACAGCTGTTATAGCCATGCCCTCACCCTTCTCCCCACGATCCTTAATCTGTGAGAGTGCAACTATCCCTAGAATAAAACCTATAAAGGTTGTTATACCTAAGGTTATTATCCCACACAAGGACAACACGAATGACGCTACTGCTAACCCGTTTGTCTTTACTTCTTTCATATTAAATATAAATAAAAATTTAATTACCTTTAATTATCACAAAACTAGCTATACTCTTTTTCATAATCTTCACTCTGGTCTCTGTACTCAGCCCCAGTCGAATGTAGTTCCGCTTCCTATCATAAAATTTTCCCTTAATCATCTCGCCGTTTCTTAATTTAACGCTAACCATTTTACCCTGATTAGTCGATGTATGTGGTGTTCTCATATTTAATTACTCTCCTTACTTAATAATCTCTCTATTTCACCTTGTAATTCTTGTGCTTGATGGATTTCTTCTCTCTCTGTAAGATAATCGCTCTGGTATTCTTCAAAGTATTTTAATATCTTTTTAAGTAACTGTTCTATTTCTCTTATCCTTGAATCTGCAACAGTTATCTCGCCCAAAGTCTCTTGTAATTCATTCTCCTTTTCTTCTAATAATTCTTTAATGTATTCCTTCAATTGTATTATATCTCCCATACCTACACTCCATATTCCATTATGCCCAGTGCCAAATAACTTGTCTATATAATCACTTAAGTTCTTATTGGAGTCCTCCTCATTGAGTTTTTCCGTCCCGCCGATTTCAGACTCCTTCTTGTTTGCTATCAATAAATCTACTATCTCTTCAGTTGCTAAATCTAAATCATTATTGAGTATTATGTTATGGACTATTTCTGTTAAGAAGTCTTTTGGTACTGAAATATCCTGATTAAATACAAGTTCTGTATCACCCCAAGCAGGTTTAATAGTCTCTCTCATTACTGGCTCTGGTAACTCTATTTGCTCTTGGGAATTCAATCGGTCTATTATCTCGTTAATTTTATCTCTGTTATTACTGATGTATTGTATTATCAAGTTGTTCTCATTTATATCTGTAAAACTTGGTAACTTTGTTATCTCTTTTTTCATAGTCTTCTTGCTTATATTAAATACGAACCCACTTATTTATTTTTACTTTTATTTTGGCGTTTTTGTAGTCTTTAACTCGTAAAAATGTAGTCTCTATTATCTTATCCATTTGTATAGTTCCAATTCCTTTCGTAATATCCATCCTTGTATCTGCTTATATTAAATACACTAACTAACCAACTAATCATCATTAACCATCTGCATAAAATCAGATTGATATTGATTATCTTCTCCAAATTTCTGTCCTTTCTTATATCCCTCTTCGTAACCCTCTTTCCTAGCTTGAGATACTAACTCTGCTATTGATTCGTATATTGCTTCTGTTCCTCTTATCAAACATACATCTGTTGCTTTAACGAATTTATCCTTGTCTTTGCTAAACGCTACAATCTCCAATAAAGGCGAGAATTTCTTTCTTATTTCAAGTTGTAATTTAGTAAATCCATCCTTGCTAGGAATTATCTCTCCCTTGTAATTACAAATAAATGTTTCTTCTTTCTCTCCAGTAGGGCGTGTTTCCTCTGATATAACTGGTTTCTTAATTTCAATATGGGATACTTCAACTGGTGATAGATTATGCTTATTACAGTATTCTCTCAATGTAAGTCCAGCTCTTATTCTCTCTTCATATAAGAATTCTCCATAACTTCTATATTCTCTGTTCTCCATACTACTCTCCTTTACTTAACTAATTTAGATAAGGATTTTAATTTCTTTATGTTTTTCTACGAACTTTAGGAGTTCTTTCTCAAACTTTGTTCCTTTATACATATTGCTGTCAATCAGCCCTTTAGCAATTCTGAACTTCAAGAAGTCTGTATGCTCTTTATCTACTCCTTTTATCTGTTCAAAACTGAATGAAGATGGAACAGCTAGGTTTACAATAATCTTATGTTTCTCTTCTTCTTTCTCTTTGAGATATAGAATATACATCTCTGTTAGTTCTTGAAAATCAATGCTCTTTGAATGAAGTAGATTAAGGAAGATAAATTGCAGGTTCTCTTTTCCCATTTCCTTTAATGTTTTAATGATATCATTCATATTTACTCTCCTTTCTCTTTTCTTTTCCATTTTACTTTATGATTAAATTAAACTATCTTCCTCGCTAATTCATTTAATGCTTTTATCTCGCCATTCTTCTCTGCAATCTTCAATTCAATAGCTAGTTTTTTCATGGTATTATCTACATATTCTTTTGGGTAGTATCGTATCAACATATTTCTGACTTCTTCTAATGTTGTTGGCATTCTATCTTTCTCCATTTTGAATAAAAATAATAATTTATATAACTATCTATCCTTAATAACTATCCTTAAACCCAGATAATAAGTTATCCAGATTCAGGGATAGGCTCACGATACTGCGTCCGCCCTATAAAGCCATGCTCTAACTACACCATTTTCCGTATTAAAAGAACTTGTAATACACTAACAGGGAGGGTTTTCCGCCTTGTAGTGAATACATCCGTACTTACGCCTTCGATATATTCCAGCTTATCGATTTACCCCTCCTGTTAATACACTATATGAGATACTCTGGGCGAACCTTTGATTTCGCTTCTACCCATTACTACAAGAGTTGTTTGGGTAAAACCAGTTTCACTTCTGTGCCGTCCAATATCGTGCCACCAAAGTACCTCATACAGCATACTATTCAATTTTTTAAGAACTACTAAAAGGCTATTCCTATCCAAACCACCAGATCGAGCTCTTTCCAGTAGTTGGGATAGGCTCACGATATGTTAGAAACTGCCTGAAACCAACAATCATGAGCCAATCTAAAGAACTAATTAAGCATTGCGTTACAATAAACCTCACTGTACCCGTTATCTACGCAGTCATTAAATCTTTCATCACAATTTATCCCTTGCCATATAAGTCCAAATACAACCATAGCTATTCCAATCACGATCAAAACTACCCACCAATTGAATTTGTTTTCTTTTTTGATTCTCATAATTGTTTTCACTAATTTATTATAATTACATATTACACCTGTGGTTCATGTCTTACAAGTGCTTATAGTATTTATTTCTTATTCTTCTTTATTAGCTTCTTAAAGTACTTTTTGAATGATTCTTCACTCACAACCTTTTCATCAACTATCTTTTGTCGAACAGTTACCCCGAATCTTAAATAATTGTCATCTCTGTACATTCTATACTTTAGATCGTACTTCTTTATTCCCATTTTAAGTAACTCTGCGAATGTGTAAAATTTTGGTTCTTTCATGTTTATCTAGTTTAATTTAATTTCTGGCAATCTCTGCAAAGTACTTTACCGTAATTTTTTAGAGAGTATTTCTTCACGTCATCATCAACCCCAACTTTACACTGTGAGCA